CTGGGTAAACACAGCAGGACGGTTGACTATGATTAAGTTTATAACTAGCAACTTCGAACGGACCGATGATGCAACTGGCATATCTCCTGAAATTGCTCGGCTATCGAAAGAATTTTATGCAAAATTTTAGTATGAATCAAAAAATGCCTATTTCATATAGGGTCTTGACAAAAGATATAAATACTTTATACTAACTACATAGTTAAAAACAACTGCAACTTTTTAAGAGGTTGACAGTCTAAATAAGAGACAGTACAATACGTACATAAATTAGTTTTAAGGAACACGATAGCAAATGAACTTTACACTCGACAGAAAACATATTATATGCTTACCGGCAACAACCGGGACAGCGCCTATGTGGTCGGTGATTAGTTTCGGCAATTATCGCGATCAAGAAACAATTGGGTCTTTGGAGAGACTATGTAGTTAACACAAAACTACAAAGATTTTAACAAAGACCCTGGATTAAAAACCCAGGGTTTTTTGTTATTAAGCAGGAGGAAAATTAGGGGTTGACTTAATTTTCCGTTGATTGTAAAGTGTGCATATACAGGAAACGAGGTCCTGGCAACGCACTTAAAACATGTTGCAAACGGGCGGCCTGGGGGCATAAAAGCTATTCACGCAAGGATAGTAAGTCAGAACCCAGCGTATTAAAGTGTACTAGCAAGACAGGAGTTGCTTCCAGTGCCTATGTCCAAGAGCTTGTCGGTTGGATAGTATACTTTAATACACACTCTTCACTAGCATAAACTAGTAAAACATATAATGGGAGAGTGTTACATTTTTAAAGCATATTAGCAGTATACACTATTCGGAGTAATTAACCGTCCCTGTGTACACTAGTATGCTTTAATACACACTCTTCACTGGACTGCGACTCCAGTAAAAGCATAGCGGAGAGTGTTTATAAGTTTAAAGCATACAGGATCGTGTTATCGGCAATATAATTGGGTGATAAAACTCCTTAAAGGTGAGGAATGTAGTATGCTTTGTTTTAAGGGCAAACGGCGCAGTGGGAGAGGCGCAGCAGACTGTAAATCTGTTATCTCTGGTTGAGTTGGTTCGAATCCATCTTTGCCCACCAAATAATTGCAGGCATGTAGTCTGGTTGACTATGTCGGTCTCATAAGCCGAAGAGCGCGGTTCGATTCCGCGGCCCGCTACCAATTTTAGGATGCTTCCAGCAAATTAACAAAACTTTTTATTGGAAAAAAGCAAAACAGCATCCTGTTTTATTTTAGGATCCTTTCAGCAATTAACAGCATTTGTAAGGCAAAAAAAGCGGATCCTGTTGTAGTTAACTTAGGTGTGGCCGTGATGGAACTGGTAGACATCTCATACTGTGAATATGAATCTTACGGGTTCAAGTCCCGTCGGTCACCCCTAAGTTAACTAAAAAGTTTATTCTGTGTGTAAGTCAGTTTGGTTAGACACCTTGGTTTGGAACCGAGAAGCCGCAGGTTCAAATCCTGCCACACAGACCAATTTTATGCCTCTATAGCTCAAAGGTAGAGCAATCGGCTGATAACCGGTAGACCAAGGATCGTTACCTTGTAGGGGTACCAATTTAAAGGTATATATGAAAGTAGTAAAACTTAATAGAACACACAATCTTCATCGTTGGGGATATACACATGCTATTCGATTTGAATATAAAACTCGGGAAGTAAATGAATTAATCAATGAATTGCGCACCCGATTCGGTCAAGATACTGAAAAATGGTATGTGTATAGAGCTCGTAAAGATCGTCCACTATGGATCGGTTTTAAAGATGCTAAGATTATAAGTTTTATGTTAATGTTAGGTTAAAGGGTTAGTGGTGTAATGGTAGCATGGCGGCTTTGTATAAATAAAGTATGACAACAGCATTTTTAATATACAAAACTACTAACATCGCGACAGGACAGTACTATATAGGATGTCATCAAACTGAAAATATAGATGACGGATATTATGGTTCAGGAAAGCATCTTACTAGAGCAATAAAAAAATACGGCAAATCTAGCTTTAAAAAAGAAATTCTTTATCAATGTAATTCAAAAGAAGAAATGTTTGAACTAGAGAAACATTTAGTTTCAGAATCAATAGTCAAAGATCCGTTATCTTACAATTTAAAAATTGGAGGTTCTGGCGGAAATCCCGGGATTGTTGGTGCATTTAAAGGTAAGAAACATTCTCCTAAGACAAGAGAAAAGTTAAGAAAATTGGCAGCTAATAGACCAAAACTATCAGAAGAAGCTAAACAAAAACTCTCACAAAATCATTGGTCAAAAGTTGATCCTGTTGCACAACAGCATCACGCAAAAAAAGCAGGAAGTTATTCAAAATCAGCAGAACATCGATTAAAGATAGCAAACGGTGTTAAAGGAAAGAAGGAAATTGTTAAATGTCCACATTGTCAATTAGAAGGTGGACAAAACGCTATGACACGATGGCATTTTAACAATTGTAAGAAAAAATAAGTTAGTAGCTCAATTAGGTAGAGCAGTGCGCTCCAAACGCAAAGGTTGGGGGTTCGATTCCCTCCTAGCTTGCCAAATATAAATATGTGTTTACGAGAAGAATATGGCACAAATAGACGCAGTAGACATTATTAAATACATTCAATCAGAAATTGCAACTCTTAAGCAATCTTACAAAAAAGGTAAGATTGACATTAAAACATTGCAAGCGGCTGCGAGACCGTTGAATAATGTTGCGCAATATGTATCAATATTAGCAAGTCAAAAACACGAAAAATAGTTTTAGGATACTTACAGCAAACTATCATAAACGATAGGTAGTTGGTTCAATTCCAACTTTTTCCGCATGGAAAAATAGCTCATTTGGTAGAGCACTCGATAAAAGAAAAGTATCCTGTTTTATTTTTAGGATTGTTACAGCATATCTTCGCAGACATTGCGGCTAATGGGTTCAATTCCCGGGCAAAAATCAATCCTGTTTATTTCTATGTCTCTATAGTGTAACGGTAGCACCCCGGCTTTATATTCCGGTTTAGCCCCAGATTAGGGCACAGTACAGGTTCGAATCCTGTTAGAGACACCATTTTTATGCCTGCTACCCTTCACTTATAGAGTTAGGATGCGGGCTCCAGTTTTAGGATCCATTCAGCAATTAAAAAATTTACTTGTTATGTAAAAAAAGCGGATCCTGTTATTTTTAATGTGCCTGAGCAAGCATGGTGTAGGCGTCTCGCTGTTAACGAGAAATGAGCTCAGTTCGATTCTGAGAGGCACAGCCAATTTTGGGGAATGGGCTGGGGACCCAGAGGATCTTTGCAAGATCCTAGCTTGATCGGTTCGATTCCGATATTCTCCACCAAATTATGCGGGTTGTAATAGTTACACTCTGGTCTCATAAGCCAAGATGGAAAGGAGAGCGTTACTCCTGCCCGCTACCATTAATGCACCTGTCGTCTACTTGGTTTAGGATCCTTGACTTTCAATCAGGGGAACGGGGTTCGAGTCCCCGCAGGTGTACCATTTTTGTAGAAGAAAGGTCCGGTAGGTGCCCTAAGAGCATCGCATTCTAGATTCCGTTGTGGTTCGAGTCCACAGTTCTACAATTTATTTTTACGTTGCAACCAATGTCGGTGCTGTCGTTCTCCCGACTTAAAATGACTGTTGATATCAGAATGAATATTGACTAGGTTCGAAACTAGTTGAGACCCGGACTGAAGTAGGTAATAACGACACCAATTTTTGGGCCAAGTAGATTTCGGCATGGTTAGCAAAGCATTGCGTAGTCAACTCCCTACTAACTGCGGTTCAAGCCCGCGTTGGTCCACCAATTATGTCGGGAAGACTCCCGTTTAGTCTGCGGGCCCGACACCAATTTATTCAGTGATCGTCTAACTGGCAGGACACCAGCCTTTGAAGTTGTGAATCTAGGTTCGACTCCTAGTCGCTGAACCAATTTAAGCCGCTTTAGCAAATGTGGTCATTGCATCGCACTTAGGTATAAATAAATGTATGAAGAACTATTATCAACTAGACAACAAGTGGATATGTAAAGAATGTCAGCGAGAATTTAATAGCAGACAGGCAACCACTTCGCATATCTATAGAACACATACAAATCCAGGTGTGTCTTTCGGTGGACACAGAAAAGGGAAACCTACATGGAATAAAGGGCTATCTAAAGAAACAGACCAAAGAGTTGCTAACAATGCGTTAGCAGTATCTATGTCTACTAAAGGAAAACCAGGTAGACCTCATACTGAAGAGTCTAAGCGTAAAATCAGCCAAAAACTATCTATTAGTAATAAAGGTGGTAGATCAAAGTGGTATGACGTAGCAGGACAAAAAGTTCAAGGTACTTGGGAAAAAAATGTTGCCTTAAAGTTTGAAGAATTAGGAATAAAGTGGAAAAAACTTAAGACTAACAAAGATACATTAGAATATGTAATGGATAACAAAATTCGTTGTTATACTCCAGATTTTTATCTCTCTACATATAATGTCTACTTAGAAATTAAAGGACATTGGTGGGGAAGAGATAAAGAAAAAATGGATATTGTCTTAAAAACACATACGGATAAAAATATTGTTATTGTCGAAAAAGAACAATATGAAAAGATTTTGGGAGGTGAGCTAGTCTGGTGATTTCAGCGTATCCCTGAAGAGGATAAGAACTAGGTTCGATTCCTAGACCTCCTACCAATTTTCGCCGAGAGCGGCACCAATTTAGGAAACAATATGATTGATCTTATTAGCGTATCAAAAGATAGCGTGTTTTATATTGACTTACATCAAAATAAGGCTACAAATTTTAGACCATGGGCAATTTTAGAAATGACAAAATACGGTCCGAAATGTTTTGATATTTATTTTACCAAAGAGGCAGCAGAAACGGCTGCTAAAGTCTATGGATTAACTATTGTTGATAAACCACTTTAATCCGTCGGTATCCCCCTTGGCTACGAACCAGGTGAAAGGTAACTGGACACATACAGGTTCGACTCCTGTCCGGCGGGCCAACTTTTTTATTAAATAGCGTATGATTATAGTAACAGGCGCAAGCGGATTTATAGGATCCAATTTAATAAAAGCACTTAAAGCTCGTGGTGAAAATAACATACTCGGTGTTGATTATGAATATCGAGATTATGGAACAAAAACAATTTTCACCCCAGCTGATGAATTTTATGATAATTTAGACAATTACAACATTGATGCAATTTTTCATGAAGGAGCAATTTCATCAACAACTGAAACAGATTGGAAGAGATTAGCAAAACATAATGTCAAATGTACATGGCGTTTAATCTATGAATGTAGAGATAGAGGAATCCCATTACAATATGCTAGTTCTGCAAGTGTTTACGGTAATATGATGAAAGAAGACTGGCATAAAACTAACAAGCAAATGCACCCATTGAATTTGTATGCAAAATCAAAAGAACAATGCGATATAGTTGCCGAACTTGTTATGAATTCGTCAAACCCTCCTAAATTATTGCAAGGTATGAGATATTTCAATGTTTACGGATCGAATGAAGATCATAAAGATAATCAAGCAAGTCCGTATTATACATTTACAAAACAATTAACCGAACAAGGGAAAATTAAACTGTTCGAAGGATCGCATAACTATTTTAGAGATTTTATTTCAGTTGAAGAAGTTATTGACATAAAATTAAATGCATTTTATAATTATTCATCGGGCATATATGATGTAGGTACAGCAAAATCTAAATCATTTTACGATGTTGCATTAGAACTTTGCGGATCTGACGAATATATAGAATGGATTCCAATGCCAGATAATTTAAAAGAACATTATCAAGCATATTCATATGCTGATATGTCATGGTTAAAGCCGGTGTAGTCCTCTGGGCAGGGCAACTCGTTGTCTGCGAGATATAGGTGGGTTCGATTCCCATCATCGGCGCCAAATAATGCGTGTATTGGAACCGGGGTTTCTCTGCATAGCGGATGAATTGGGTTCAACTCCCAGGCATGCACCAAATATGCTCTTATCGTCTAGAAGGTCAAGGACACCGGTCTCTCAAATCGGAAAATTGGGTTCGATCCCCAATAGGAGCACCAAACAATGCCTCGTTAGTTTAATGGTAAAACATCGCGCTTACATCGCGAAATCAGCAGTTCAACTCTGTTACGAGGTACCAAAATAAAAGTTGACACAGTTTAAAAAGACTGTATAATACAATGTATATTAAGAATTAAGGATGCATTCAGCAAGTACTTAAAAAATCAATCTCACAAATTGACAACTTTTAAAAACGCATCCTGTTTAGTTTTAGGATAGGTTCAGCAATATAAAGCATTTCACTTTTAATGAAAACAAGCTAAAAAACTATCCTGTTAAAATTGAGGTAACAATGAAATACTGTATTAGTAAAAAAGACTTTCAAAAGTTTGAAAACTATTTTACAATGCAAGTAATAAAAGAACCAACGTATAGATACGGGCAAGCGTTCCTAAATTACTTTCATCCTTATGCAGAAGCATATCTTAGAGAGACCAGTAATTTAGGTACACCTGCTGGTGTATGGCATACACCCGATGATGAATTATTATGGGAAATAAAATCAGCAAGTAAAGCTGAACATTTTATTAGAGAAAGAATTGAAATAGTTTGACCAAAAAGGTTTGTTTCAGCAATTAAATTTTCTTTTTGAAACAAAGAAGGTCCGGGTTCGAATCTCGGCATAAGGTTGGTCACTTATGTGGTGTAACGGTAGCACGAAAAATGCAAACCTGGTGATATATGAAAGAGTATTATAAAGTATTTGAAGTAACAGCATTACGAAATTTTACAAATGACCGCGTATATGTTGGTACTAAAGTATTTGCCTGTAGAGTACCAAGTGGATGTATCTATTTGAGTAGAACAGGCACTATCGGTACAGGTAAAATAGGAATACTATTTTGTATTAATGCAATTGAAGATGTAGATTTTAAGGTATAATATGTACGAGAGATTTACAAATTACAATGAATGGAAGAATAGACAAGTAACAGAACCTGCTAGAAAGATTTATCATTATGATATTCCTAATAACAAGTTCATTTACTGGATTTTTACTCCAAAAGAATTAAAGAAGGAACATTAATGAAAAACGCTAAACGATAGCGTCTCCCGTGATAATCGTATGGTCCGGGTTGGCGCGTAAAACAATAATACGAATCAACCCTCTGAGGTGTTATGGCTGCACACTCGACTCTTAATCGATGAGGTCACAGTTCAAATCTGTGTAGAGGGACCAACTTAAATTTTGGGGATGAAGCTTTAAGGTGAAGCAACGAGCTTTTAACTCGTAGAACAGGGGCCAGTACCCTGCATCCCTACCATATAAAAACACATTACAGCACTAACTACTGGAGAGAGCAAGGGCCCTTACTTTTGCCAGCAAGTGGATGGGAATAGTGTGTTTCTATATGGACCATATAGAAACACACTGACGAGGTTGACTCAGAATCGTAATATCCTCGTAAGGTAAAGAGACCTTAGCCTGGGAGCAGTATAGTAGACGGCTATACCAGTGTGTTTCTATATGGTAGCATAGTCGCCATAATTATCGGTATATGTAGCATCGATTGCAAAAGTTAGATACAATTATTCGAAGCGAAATTAAATATATTACAGATTGTCCGCAGAAAATATCAAGTGCTCTTGAGGTTGATCAGTAAGTGAGTTTAACTAGCAAAGAACGGGGCTATGGAGATAGCTACCAAAACCTTGTGAGGATAATGTTGAAACGCTAACAACTACATACCATATAAAAGCACACTATCCTGGCAACACCTGATCAGCAGGACTTAACCGATATGAAAATAGTGTGTTTCTATATGGTGATATATACTGTATGGAACATTTTTTCGATATCGGTATACAATACGTTAATTTATTTTCTATAATGATAGGAATGTCATTTGTAGTGCTTTCTAGTATGTGGGGCGGACGAACCCGATACACTAGGATTGTATTTTTCTACATGGCATATCTAATTTTTTATTATGGATTTTTACAACACAATATATAATGGTAACGTAGGATAATGGTAATCCAGCACTCTCATAAGGTGTAAGATGCAAGTTCGAATCTCGCCGTTACTACCAAATTAAAAAGTAAATAACTTCACATATTAAACAGAGGTTATTATGAACAAAACAATTATCGCAATTAGTATTGCAGTAACAGCAATTGCATTTAGTGTCATGGCATACGTTGTAAATCGTGAAGATACGGTTAGAATGGAACTGGCCGCACAAAACGGGTTAATTCAGTGCAAAGTTAACAATTATGTTCTTTGGAAAAAAGAGTGCGATAAGTAACTAAATATTTCTTTAGGAGACTTAAATGTCACACAAACTTAGAATGCAACATTGGCAAGATGGACAGCTAATTACTGTCGAACATATATTTGAAGGTTTAGAAAGAGCAAAGGAATTTTGTTCACAAATTACAAAGCCGTCTTCCATAAAAATATACAATGAATATAATGAAATTATTCATCACGAATCGATAGTAGAAGAACCTCAAAATGAAATTGAATCTTCATTTGAGGATCTGACCGATCAACATGAATTTTATGCAAGTGGAAGTAACTCAATCGATGATACTGAAGAATTGTATGTTAATGGAGTCGAAGACACTCTGTTCGATGATGAATAACAAATAATGCGTCGGTGGCAGAGAGGCCCAATGCAAGAGTCTGCAAAACTCTAAAGCCGCCAGTTCGAATCTGGCCCGACGCTCCAATTTAGATATAACTATGGTAATAGACCAAAACGATACGTTTAAGAAATATGATTTCAGCTCTGTTATAACACAAGCTGACAATGACCAGGCTATTACTATAGTTAAATCTATTATAGATAGTGGAAATTACTTTACAAACAGTCCTCCATTCCAAACTAAAGAAAATATTTTTGGTAGACCTGAGGAAGTTTGGTTAAAGTATAGAATGAGTTTTTTGTTTAGCGTATTCATGTATTTAGGACATGAAGCAAAAGTTGCCAATATGATGGCATGGTGCTTTATGACAAATCTAAATACCGTAGAAGATCGCAAAAAATATTGGCATCATCATTGGCATCCAACTTATCCAGATAGCAAAATGCTAAGTGGGATATTTTACTTAAAGATACCGGATGATGTACAAGATCGAGACACTTGCGGAACAGAAATGGCTCCTAATGGTCCCGAAGGCGATGGACATTTTTTTGTAAAGCCTAGTGATTTTAATTGGTTAATATATCCAAGTAATCAGTGGCACAGACCGGGCATCGTGCAAAGCAATGATTATAGATTTGTTTTAGCAGTCGATGTTGAATATTTTTAGTTTTGCTGTTCAATAATATAATCGACTATAGGTCATGGTTCGCAAGCCATTTTGCGGAACAGCAATTTATTATGCGGGTATAGCTCAGTTGGTAGAGCATCTGCTTGCCAAGCAGAATGTCGACGGTTCGAGTCCGTTTACCCGCTCCAATTATTGAGATGCTTTCTTCCTTTGTTTAATCTTATCCATCCATGGCATAATCGGTTTAGTGCTAAGTTTAAGATGCCTTTCAAGTAAAACAGGGCTAAGTTCATTTTTTACAAATTCTGGATCATAAATTGTACTTTTAATTAAAAGTTCTTGTTTAAATCCAGTAGTTAAGTCTAATGGTTCGTCATTTACTATGGTGTTATAAAGTTTATCTGTTAAAACTTCATGATTTTGTAAACATAAGTGGTTATATCTTGGATCAGATCCTTTCAAGAAGTTTGTACGTTTAAACATGTCAGACCACATATCTTTTGAATATTCCATATCAGATACATTATGTGTCAATGATCCGTTAGAGAATATAAGATCAGGAAACTCGTGCATATTTGGTATAAACTGTGTGAACCCTATAAGAATAATAGGTTTTTTCCACTTATTAAACGTTGTCATGTAATTTAACCACCCTAATCTTTGTTGAACTGCTTGAATGTCTAAAGTAGGTCTTTGAATATATTGAAAATAATATTCTGCTGCTTTTGCTCGTTCTTTACCGACTACAGTATCAAAATCGATTACATGGCTATTTGTTATACCTGGATAATCTTGGAAGAACCAATATCTTGCTGGATCAGTAAGTAACACAATTATCTGATCATCGGAAGTAATACTTTCTTTATTAAGATCGATCATAGCAGTTGCCCAGTCTTGACAGCTGCCAACTAAGCTAACATTTGTAATATTAAAATTTAATTTTTTAGCTAAATTAACCGACCATATACGAGGATTGACATCCTCTTTATTGATAGCACAAAAACTATCACCGAATATCCAAAGATTTTGCATAACGTTCCTTTTAATAAAAACATACTTATATTAACAGTATAAGTAACAGTTATTATTTTGAATCATTTATAAAATTTAGGGTTTGACTTCTTTATACATTAGTTGTATAATATTTTTTTAGGATGATTGCAGCAAACAACTTTCTGCCACCATTTTCGGCAGGCTGGCCCGCTGGGGGCGTGTCGTGGGTTCGAGTCCCGGCTTAGACACAGCATCCTGTTATTTTTAACTTTCTTTAGGAGGCAATATGCCAGCAGTATTTTTAGTAAGCGATA